ATCATCATGAATTAATTTCTCGATTATTTGTATTTTTAGTTGTAGTTCGGTCATAGTTATTTAGTTACTAATAATTCACTATCCTCGTAGATATTACCGATTATCTCTCTTTCGTTTCCTGGTTTTAATAGATAATCAGATAAATATTCCCATCCCCCTCGTTGATCATCAATACAAAAAGCACTTAAGTCTTCATCAAAATACACCCTTGCATGTATCTCATATTCACCTGGCCTATCTGTGTCACCATCCATTTTGCCAAACAAGTCATCTTCATAAATCTCCTTGCCATTTTTATCTTTGAGGCCCGTAAACTGCATAAGTGTCCAACCTTTTCTTTCGTACATCTGTGCCAATGATGTCATAGAACACCACTCTGATTCTGCAGAAGGACCATTACCACCATAATCACAATCGTCGTCGCCTGAAATCATTTTATTTCCATCCCAGGCCCTGAATTTTATTAACCTTGTTTCCTCCATGTTATTTATCTTTTTTGATTTTTAATGGCCCACTGATATTTCTTTTTTCTGATCCATACGTCCACCCATCAAAAGAAACAGGTTTCAAGAAGTAAGCACTGGTTGAATTTAGAACTAATTTCTTTGTGTGTACTTCTTCTGTGAATACAACGACAGACTTACTAGTAACCCCCTTAGGAGATGGTCTAATGATTACCCAATCATGTATCAGCTTCTCGATTATTTCTTCTCTGAACTCTATATCTTCTTGAAGAAACTCGATTTGTTTCTGTAGTTGTTTCTTTGTCATGTTATTTACTAATTCCTAATTTCCTAGCACAAACCCAAGGTCGTAAGCCTTGCTCCTTGAATAGCTTGATACCAAAGTCAATATTCTTTTTGAAGTCTAAGGCGTCGGCACGACTAATTTTCTTACCGTGTACTGTATTTATCTGAAATAACCCCAAGTCAAACGTGCCGTTATTGTTTTTGTTGATGGCATCAGTTCTCCATCCACTCTCACATTGAATAATCTTGGTAAGTTTGTTGTGTTCAGCCCAGGTAATGATTCCCTTGTAGACCTGACACTCTAAATATCCTTTTGGATTTTCACAACTAATCACCTCTTCCTTAGCATAAATCACGGTTGGAGCCATTGAGATACCTTCGATTGGTGAGACTAGCTTGCCTGTGGTGGCTGTCATTACCATACCATAGGCTAGAAGGGTTGCTAGAGCTATTAGGAAGGCAATACCCAGCTTGTTGAAGTGATGTGTGGTCTTAAATTGACCTTTATCATTACGAACGTAGATTGGTTTCATAGGTTTTTTACTAATAACTATTTCCTCAAAGGACGGTTCGAGATAGACGCTTTGACCCGGTTGATTGCTACCTAGAGTTTGTCTAACTCAATCCGTCTTCTGAGGAAACAATAAGTCTAACAATCTTGTCAAAGCTATTATTCCTTCGGGACTCTTAATCTCTTTTTTAAGGATCTTTATGATTTCAAAGATTTCTGTTTTTCCATCCATATTGTGTAAGCTCTTTGCATGTTTGCCATTCTGTCTGATTCCTTTTTCTTGTAGGCATAATCAATATCGATTAAGCCAGCTAACCAAGCTTCTACTAGGCATTTAATGACTGTGGATTTCTTCATCTTCTTTTCGAAAACCTTTTTCCTGAAGGCGTCGTGAAGGTCCTCATTGGGATACCAATTTTCACAGATTAAATTTTTCTCGAACTTTCCAATATTTGCTATTTTCATATCAATTACCACTATACCATTATAAAGGTAACTTGTCAATAGAGAATCTATAAAGCTCTACCCCGTGCCAAGCTCTCTTGTTATTGACGATGTTCCATTTGTTTTCCACTTTCTCGACACGAAATTCCTCAATCTTTCCCAGCTTATTTACAGTATCTGTAAAGTCGACCACGGCACAGGTCTTTTTACCAGGAGTGATTCTTGATCCTCGACCTAGCATTTGCAAGTAAAGAGCGATGCTCCTGGTGGGACGAAGGAGAACAATACACCCCAAACCTGGATGATCAAATCCCGTAGTCAGACAACCGACATTAAATACAACCTTAGTTTCTCCATATTTAAATCGGTCAACGATCTTCTTTCTATCAGATTTCTTAGTGAACGAAGTCACCACCTCGGAACCAGACACTTTGCTCGCAAGTAATCCAGCTTCATAAACCGATGAGCAGAATACCAGGGTAGAAAGGAAGTTATCACGAGCTTTTTCAATAGTATATTGGATTCTATTAAGCTGATCCCAGATCAACTCTTCAAACTTATCCAAATCGAAGTCGGATTTACTGACATTCGTGGGAATTTGCATCTGATCGATAATCTTTTGGTCAACATAAGTTAAGGGAACTAAGTACCCAAGATCAATTAATTCCTGGGTACTGATCGTATAGATCAATCTCTCCCAGAACTTCGGCATTACTCGATTGATCATCTTGGTTACAGTGATTGATTCAACAAAGTAGGCATTATGACGAATATATTGCTGGCATTGTCTGAATGGAGTAGCTGTTAGACCTACACATTTGGGGGATCCAATAGCCTTGAGAAACGAATTCAGCATGCTACCTTGTTTCTTGACGTTTAGAGTGTGAGCCTCATCAATAATTACCGTCTTAAAGTGCTTGAAGTCCTCAGGCTTCCTGAATATAGAACCAATAGTTGCAAAGGTATACTGTTTGATTTCTTTAGTATTCATCGAAGCCGAGAAGACACCAACCTTACCCTTATCCACACAAGCTAGAAGCTTATTCATGTTCTGAACTACTAGTTCTCTCCCAGGCTGAATGATCAGTACTGGTTCATTGATAGCCTTAGCATACTCAGCAATGATATGACTCTTCCCACCACCTTGAGCAATGGAAACTAGGTCATTACCAGGCATTGTACGGGCCCAGAGAAGCTTATTTAGACAGTCTTGCTGATAGGGTCTAAGCATGTTTTTCTATCCTATCCAAATAAAGAACAAATTTCTTTGGTCCATGCTCTAACCATCGAAAACATAGTGTATCCAAACCTTGACTCGTATATCTTGAGAAGTGCATCTCTCTACCCATTGGTTCAGCATAAATATAAGACTCTAACCCCTTCATAACAATCAATTTGATTTTTCTATATCCCTTTTTCATTTCACCTCCTTCACCTTTTCCATTGCTCTACTTAAACCGAGAGCCTCTTTGAAGGCATTGAATAATACCTGATAGTTATCATCACCATCGATAATCTTGAATTCGAAATCCCCCTCTTTTCCGACTCTGACAATCAATTGACCAAAGTACTTTTCGCTTGGGAACTCTTCGACTCTAGCGTGACGATAGGCGGCCACCTGAAGCTTGTATTCATCCCAGATGCCACTTGAAGTCTTCAAGTCTCCAATATAGAGCTTCTTACCAATCTGGCAAATGAAATCCAAGGTCCCAATGTAATTGAACTCCCTGCTGTAAACGATCTGTTCACTTGCCAGGAACTTGACATTATGTTCCTCAATCCAATCCACAAACCTCAGACATGAATTAGCAAGCTTCTCATTAACTGGTATGCCAGGGTTCTCACCCTTGATCCTTTGTTCAACCCAATGATGTACAAAGGTCCCAATATTAGCAGCATCAACCTTCTTTTGAAAGTGAGATTTACGAGCAGTCTCAACTATTGATTGAATCTCTATTTCATCGTAGGCCACCCCAGGTTTCAAGGACGAAGCCACACTATCGGCAACCATATTAGCTGACCAATTTACGAGAGCTGGTTTGGCTATTATTCCTAAGATTCCTGTAACTGAAGGAATAGCTATCCCATCTTCGAAGGAGTATCTATGTCGTAAAGAATCAAAGAATACTTCTATTTCTTTGTTGTAGAGATTTACTTTTGTAATCATTTTGCTACTGGAATACTATTGTGATCGAGACAACTCTGATACCAGGGATAATTATTAAAGAATTCTGCTCCTAATTTAGCCCATCTCTCGGGTGCTATCTCCCCTTGATGGTCACGCTCTGCGTACTGCTGACAGAGGAATTTAGTATTCTCATCTATCTGAACCTTACGATTGATGTTAAGAATGATGACAACGGCGAGAAAGATACAGATTAGGCCTTCAATTAGTGTTTGTATTTTCATTTGTCTTCGGTTGATTCTTCACTTATTAAAATAACTTCGGCCAATTTACGACCATATCTGATAGCTTCCATAATTATTTCGTCTGAATCTATTTCAATCGACGTTAACCTATCATGGACTTCGTGAAATTCAGCTATATCCACACCATCGGCTTTTCTTTTAACAAAAGCTCCAATAACACATCCAGATTTGTTGTCGTCCCAAAGATGAAGTAACTCCACAATTCCACATGATCCAAGTTCTCCTGATGAAGATCTTACAAGTATATTACCGCTAGAGTTTCTGAATGTCTTTTTCATCTCTTATTACAATTTCGGTTTTATTAATATCAGAATTATCCGTACTTCCGAATCCCCATAACCTGTCGTCTGCTTCAACACTTTCCTTAAAAGCTGGATATTTTTCTTCTCTCTCTTTTCTATCAGAAGCACCAGCGTTTAGATTATATGTTCTTGCTATCTCCTCAAAAGAAGACGGCCTCTCTCCTTCCCAAACACAATTACATCCGCTGTCGTATCTCACGACATCCCTTTTAATAATAAATCCACACGGATAGTTACACATAATACAATGATTAATTGTCCATCTTGTGATGTTTTTTTCTTTGGCTGCCTTTTTAAAATCTTCTGCTTGTTTCATCTCTTATTACAATTAGTTTTTGACTTCTGTTTTAATCGTTTAGTCTTGCGTTGTTGTTTCATGATACTTTTTCTAAATTGTGTTCTATTTTATTGCATTTAGTACAAACTCTTTCTTGTAGATATATGACACATTCACCACCAAAAATATAATTTGCAGTACCACTATTAATGGTTTTCCATTTTGTCCATTTATGGTTCCAGGGCCAAAAACATTGTTTGGTTTGTTTCATTTCTGTCTGTTTGTTAATTCAATGATTGCGTCACCGAGATTACTTAGAGCACGGTTTAATTTCTCTTCTGATGTTAGACCTTGAACAGCCTTATCTATCTTTTCTAAAACATTTAACCTTTCCCTTATGGCCTCCGATTCAAGATAATCTCTGTGACTATTATTTTTCTCTTTGGCTAAAGTTTTCTTGTAGTTTTTTTCTAGTTTATTCACTACCCCACCATTCCTAACCAACTCTCTGTATTCCTGGTAAGTCTTACACTTCTTGACTTGGTGAACATCAACTTTACTAAGTTGTATGTCATCTTCACGATTCCATTCCCCGACAATATCATTTAACGTGGCTCCTTCATAAAAGCTTTTAGCAAATCTTTTGATTTCCCAAAACTTTTGAAAGTTTATTTTGCAACTCTTCCGTAGGTGTGTGACCATATTAGTTCACTAATTATTATTAACTGTTCTATTGTGCCCTCCGCCGCCCTAGCCAGAGAGCACAAACAAGAGTTAATTATTTAAATACCTCTTCTACATCTATCGCCGTACTGGATTTCTCCTCTTTAGCTTCAGTTTTCATAGTGAATTCTGGGAGCTTTTTAAGAACCTTAGAAAAGGTCAGAATTCTATTGCTTACAGTGAGACCGTCACTACTTGGTTTTTGTTCAACCATAATATTTAATTGCTCACCAACGAGCGTACCAATATCAAAGGTTCTAAACTCTTCCTTGCTCAGTTCTCTTCCTACAATTGGAGCAAGAATCTTGAATAACCAGCTCTTAGCACTGTATGAAAGTGTGCAGCTTTTCCAGAGATATCGACCTCTAACTGACTCCGTGCTGTCCTCAGCGAGAGGCTTGTCATCCAAAATAACAAAGGTAAAATTCAATTGATCTTCTTCCTTGTTTTTGAAGCTATTAAATCTTCGCATTGGTTCGATCTTTAATACTTGAACTGTGTATTTGTCTTCGGGAACTGGTGCGAAGTTGCCTCCCATTTGTACTCCTGATTCTTTTCCGTTTATTAACATGTTTTTGGTTAATTATTAATTTTTTGTTGCTCAATGATCCATTCATTTAGATCCAATCTTCTGACTCGTGGTGATTTTTCGGAAATATAAATCACTTTTAAGGGATTCTCTTCTTGTTTGATATACCGATAGACCTGAGTAACCGAAACTTTCAGAACTTCGGCGACTTCTGGGATGGTATACAGTTGGCTTTGATCCATTAATATGATAATAAACCATCGTCTATGTTATGTCAAGTCGTTACATGTATTGACATTTTTACATCTAAAGGATATTGTAATTATCAATGCTCTCAAGTAATCTTGACGTTAAAAATGCCATCGTTAAAAGAAGAATTGCTATTGAACATGCTCTTGAGACTATTAAGGATCCTCTTCTTAAGTCTACTCTAGACAATCAAGCCGTCTATATCTCCCTTGAACACGAACGAATCATCACCGACCCTTCCTATTTCCCTCCACCCAAACTTCTTCAAATTCTCGAGACCCCACTTGAATCAATCGTACCCGATGAATACTGCTGGAGAGGAACCGAGGAAATACTCTCTATGGAGTTTCCTGATGAGGAATGGTTAATTGATCGGGTTATTCCCATTGAAGGCTTTACAATCATTGCTGGTCCCGAGGCTTGTGGTAAGAGTTTCTATACTCTTACAATTGCTAATTCTCTGGCGACTGGTGATAGTTGGTTGGACCAATTTCCCGTTAAGAACAAGGCTAAGACTCTTTTTATTGACAAGGAGAATACCGCCCGCCGTACATACGGGAGACTCAAGGGATTGGGTATTGAAGATTTGGATAACTGTCTTTATTGGGTCAAGTATCCTGAGAAGTTCCAGATCTATGACAATAAGGGAGCATTCACACCTATTGCCTCCTCATTTTCCAAGCAAGTCAAGCAGATGGGTATTAAGTTTATTGTGATTGATTCAATGACTGATGTGATTGTAGGATCTGAGAATTCACAAGCCGATACCCAGAGTTTGTTTGACGCCTTACGTCAACTGTTCCCTGGAACGAGTATTCTCATGCTTCATCATATTAGTAAGCCTATCCAAGGTGTTACCCGTTCTTCAGGTCAGAAGTTCCGAGGTTCCACTAATATCAATGCTCAAATCTATTCAGGCTTTCTAGTCGAGCCAGTCTTGGAGACTGTTAACGAGTTTACAATTGAGCAGGTCAAGTCTGGTGACTCCCCACGATTACCGAAGTTCAAGGTGAATTTGGTTAGTAAGATCAATGAATCTAATAAGTCATATATCTCTGAGATCAAGTATTGTGGTGAGGTTGTTGATGAGGAAGCCAAACAACTTCAAGGCATGAAGCTTATTAACCAAGCTTTTGAGAGAGCTAATGAGTATTACCGTCAGGATCTTTTAAATAATCTAAATAATGCTGGTGTTTCCCGTGCTACAGCAGACAGAATACTTAGAGGAATGGTTAATTCTGGTGAATTAAAGACTAAGAAAGAAAGTAAACGATCTATATATTATAGGTTCGAAGAAGAGGACTTTGAAGCCCCAAAATCTTACAGCGACGATTAGGAGTTATCCACATTTTTGTAAAAAATGGTTGAGTAACGTTACTCAGGCACGATGAGTAACGTCTTTTTTTTGCTACTCAAACGTTACTCAAGTGGTGAGTAACGTTGTTTGAGGCTAAATGGGCTATGTTACTCAAAACGTTACTCAAGAGCAATATTCAACGTTACTCATTACTCAACCATATATATATGGTTGGTTGAGTAATGTTGAGTAACGTTGAATTGCTTGCGTGCCTGGGGTGGCTGGGATGTTATAGGGTAGGGTTTTGGGGATGGACTGGAAGATAGAAAAAGGGTAGGGTCCTTCTTTTTATAGTTGGTTTTTATATGGTGGGTATTTTAGGGATAGGAGGGCTGGCGTTGAGTAACGTGCTATCTTTGCTCTCCTAGGCTGCTTGCGGAGAGCAAAGTAGAATGTTAAGTATTTATCTTGTGTACAAAATGATAAGAGTTCCCCACCTCTTTTTGATATCGTTTATTTCTGATCTGGAGAGGTTATCTATCATGTCTTGGTCATATCCCATGCAATCAATCAAGTAGCTTATGACTTCTTCTTTGGTTATTTTCATATGTTTGTTTTTATTGATAACTAACTAATAGTATACCCCTAATAAGACAATGATGTCAAGTGGGCAAAATAGCCATGGTTTGAGGAAAATGATAGAATTATGGTATGTCCAGAAAGCAAGAAGAAATAGCAAAACTCAAGGTAAAATTCTTGACTTATTACAAGAAATTGCCATTAATTGAACTCGCTGCGGCCTCAATCGGTCGTGATCCTGATACCGTTGGAGCATGGAGAAGCAAGGACAGGGCTTTCTCGGAGTCAATCCTACAGCTTGATGCAGAATGGTCCCTGAAACAACTTGCAGGCGTGAAAAGCCATGAATGGAAGCTAGAACGAATCAAACGGACACATTTCTCACCAAGGCAGGAGCTAACCGGTCCAAATGGTGGAGAAATAAGGTTATCGATTGAAGATAGTGTATTGACCCGTAAATCAAGCAAAAACAGTAAATAGACTACTATCACATAGTAAAGTTATAGGACGATATAATAATAGTATTGTGCTGTTTTGAGGCTAGAATGTAGTCGCACAACATACATTGTGCGACGTGCCATATATGCCAGATAGGGGGGGTACCATCGGGATCGAAGCATGCTTTTTGGTTATGATAGTGTCTATTTGCGTGTGAGTACCCCCCCCACCCCTTAATTTTTAACCCTGTTTAAAAATTTTTTTAAAGCTAAAATGGTAAAATCGCCGTAATGGCTGGCAATAAAACCAAAACTGATATCCGTATAAGCCTTCAGCCAAAGCAGAAAGAAGCACTAACAAAAAGTCTTGATACACCCGTACTACTTTACGGCGGAGCTAAGGGGGGTGGCAAGTCGTATTTAGTTAGAGCACGGGAAATATATAGAAGAATCAAGTACCCCAAGACCAACGGTCTCATTCTCCGTAAAACATTCCCTGAGCTGCTTTCTAATCACATCAGAAAATTTTTCCAGGAATATCCACCAGTAATCAATTGGTACAACAAGGGGGAAAAGCGGATATATTGGCCAAATGGGTCAACAACTGAGTTCTCATTCTTAAAGAACACTGACGACGTTTATACCTACCAAGGCCGTGAATATGACGACATCTCTATAGATGAGATCACCCAGCATGATGAAGAGGTCTTTAAGATTCTGAGGTCTTCTCTTCGTACCACCACAAAAGGTCTCAAGCCAACGATGTTCCTTACTGGGAACCCTGGCGGTCCTGGTCATGGTTGGGTTAAGAGGATATTTATTGATAAGGACTTTGTGGCGGGGGAGAACCCTGAGGATTTTAAATTTATTCCAGCATTTTTGCAGGACAACTTGGCCTTAATGGATGCTGACCCCGATTATCAACGCCGTTTACAAGACCTGCCAGACGACAAAAGGCGGGCATATTTGGAGGGTGACTGGACTGTGTTTAGTGGACAGGTGTTTAGTGAGTGGAGAGCCCAAAAGCATGTCATACCAGGATTTAAACCGAAGAAAAGTATTCCAGTTTATTTATCGTTTGACTGGGGTTTCAATGCTCCGTTCGCGTGTTACGCTCATGTGCTGATTGATTTGAAGACGGCCTCTGGGGTTTCGTTTAAAAGGTTGTTTACTTTTAGGGAGTGGTATGGGAAAGAGAGACATCCTGCGGTGTGGGCGGAGATAATCTGGGAAGAGATGAAAGGATACCGGGTGAGTTTCGCACCAGCGGATCCGTCTATGTTTAATAGGAAGGCTGATGGAAGTCGGTCGATTAGTGCTGAATTTGAGGACGTCTGGACGGAGAAGAACGGCGGTTGGTGGGCGAACATGGAGAAGGGGAGTAATGATCGTATTAAGGGGTGGGCGTTGATGCATAGGTGGTTGGCTGATGCTCCAGACGGATTACCGAATTGGCAGGTTTGTGATTCGTGCCCGAATTTGATTAGGACGTTGCCGATGTTGGTTTACGATGCTAATCGGGTGGAAGATGTTGATACAACGCAAGAAGATCATGGACCCGATTCTGCCAGGTATCTTATTAGTTCTCTTAATTACACCCCTCAGTATATTGGTGGAACATTGCCTACGAAGAGGGAGCAGGCCTATGTGATTCGCCTGGATGATAGCGGTCAGGCCATTCAGGAGGAGGATCTACTTAAGGCGTTTGAAGATACGGCGTTATATAATCGATAATGTGTTCTTAGATACTTTTGACAGAAAAGATTTGGTTACCAGTTTTGTGAAGACTAGATTCGTTTCGGTGTGGTTGGAATATCACAAGGAGAGACAACCTGCGATGTTCTATTGTCCTCGGTGTCGGTGTCCAATCTTGCAATACAGTGGGGATCTGATCAGCATTATGCCTGGTGGAAAGGAGGAGACAGCACCTGTGATTGCTAAGTGTCATACTCCATCATGCGGACTCAAGTTTAAGATCTACGGAATCATAGATGAAGAGTGATAAAATGTAGATATTAGGCAGTTATAACGCCCCTTAATTGGGGTTTTTTTTATGTTGAAGGGTAATTTTTCCATCGAGGATAAAGCAATTCTAAGAATTCCTGACACGATGACTGTTGAAGCTGATCCGTTAACACTGGAGCTGGACGATGATGTTTTGGTAAGAAGGGTCAATAAGCTCTTAGACGATGCTAAGAAGTTTTACAACAACGATAAGATTGATTTGGTAAATAGGCAGCAGAAGAACAAGGATTACTTGATGGGTAGGCAATTAAATGTCAAGAATCTGAAAAGGTATCAGCAACCATTCATTGACAATCTGATTTATGAGGCTGAAGGAACGATCAAACCAATTGCTTTGTCTAGATTACCTGATTTGTTTTGTAAGCCAGCTCAAGATACGGATCAATCTAAAGAGTTAGCGATGTCAGTAACTAAGCTTGTTAACTCAGATATTAGAAAAAGAGAGAATCGTAAGGTTCTTTCGTTGGCTTGGAGGCATCATCCTGTGTTCTTTCAGGGGGTGATAAAGCCTTTTTGGGACCCAAATGAGGGAGCTTTGGGAGATTACAAGTTTAGAGTCGTTCATCCGCAAAATGTGGTCTTAGACTGGACCTGTCCCACTAATGATCCTGCGGATATGAAGTTCATTGCTGAAGCTGTTGAATTGACGGTTGAAGAAGTTGTAATGAGATGGCCTGACAAGAAGGGTGATTTGATGAAAAAGTTGGGAATTTCTGCCAGCAATGAGCAAGAAAAGATGCTGTCGACAATAAAAATATGGGAAGTTTGGTTTAAATGGTGGGAAAAGAAGAAAGATATAAAAAAACAGAGTCAACAAGAGGAATATTCGGGAGGGTTGGGTGACTGGGCTGAAGTGGAGTCGGTTTGTTGGAAGTATGATGATATTTTGCTTGGAAAAATGAGGAATCCATACTGGGATTGGAAGGGAGAAAGCAAACTTGTCAAGCCAGATGGTAGTCCTGTTAGTGATTCTGAGGCTAGGGATGCGGTTTTGGGTAATATTCCGTCTGAGGTTAAAAAGGTTTACGCTAATTTCTTTAACAAACCTCAGAAACCATACATTTTCCTAAATTATGACGTTATGGGAGAGCATCCAATGGACTATACGTCAAGAATTGAGCAAACGATCTCCTTACAAGACAACATCAACAAGCGTGGTATGCAGATTACTGACATGAATGATCGTGCTCGTGGAAAGCATATCTTTTCTACAAAGGCTGGATTGACTAAGAAAGACATTGAGCATCTTGACATGGATAATCCTCATCAGGATTTGGTGGTTAATGGTCCAGTGAATGAGGCTCACTCGTTTGTTAACGGTACTCCTGCACAACCTGGCTTATTTAATGAGCTTAATATGGATAGACAGCGGTTGTTTGCAAAGATGGGTACTAATGCAACTACTCGTGGTGAGAGGTCGGGTGATGAAACGGCGGCGGGAAGACAGATACTAAGGGAGTCAGACTTTGGAAGAATAGATGACATGGTTGAGGAAACAATTAATCCAGCAGCCGAGAAAATGGCGATGTGGTCTTTGCAGTTTATCAGGCTCTTCTATACCAAAGAGCACATGGTTAAGATCCTTGGTCCTGACGGAAATACGACCTTTATGGGGATTACCCAAGATGCAGTTGAAGATGGGATGGAGATTGTTACTCAGGCTTCTGGTGTTGACAAGGTGATGAAAAAGAGGGAGGCGTATGAGAGAGCTAGAATGGGAATGACTGATCCTTTATCGTTCTTTATTGATGTTGATGCGACAGATCCTAAAGGGAGAACTGAGAAGTTGTTTCTTTCTAAAGTCTCTCCCGAGCTTTATCTACAGAAATTTGTTTATGGAATGGATACTGCACAAATGGCTGGTCAGTTATCGTCAGCGGGGGCGGCAGTGCCACCTAGCCCTATCGGAGGAGCTCCAGTAGCACCTCCAACGATGCCTGTTGGTGGAAGTACTAATCAGATACGATGAAGTTTGATAGTAAAGAAATGAAGATGGGATTGAGAGATGAAAGATCTGAGCATTTAAAGACAGTTAATGGAAGCGAAAAGAAGATCAGAGATATGGTTATGGCTCATTTGCGAAAGGATCCTCACTATTATTCAAAAATCAATAAAGTAATTAAAGAATGAGCTTAGAAGGCATAATTAGAAATTTTTTAGCTGGTAACAAGCCCGTTCCTGCGGTTAACAAGACGGGGTTCACTTATTCTGGTTTACTGGACCCGAGAGCCCCAGAACAATTCACTCCTAATAAATTGAACTTTGAGAATTCATCTTTACCAACAATCACACCGACACCTTCACCAATTAATAACAATTTCACTGGTGAGATTCCTGGATTCAGTCGAATGAAGTTAAAAAATCAGGACATTCATAACATGATCGTTGAGTCAGCAAAAGAACATAATATTGATCCAGCCTTAGTTGCTGGAGTTTTATTTCAAGAAAGTGGAATCAAACCAAATATAGAAGATAGAACTGGGACTTTAGAATCTGGTCAGAGATATCGAGATCGTGGTATTGCTCAAATTAATGATATCGCTAATCCAGATATTACTGATGAACAGGCAAGAGATCCAAGATTTGCTATAGATTTTGTAGCAAGACAATTAGCTGGGAATTTGGAACACTTTGGTGGAGACTACAATCGTGCTTTGGCTGCTTATAATGTTGGCAGGGGTGGGGCTAAGTCAGTAGGTCCAACACCATCATCTTTAGGACCAAGAGGGCAAGATTATCTGGATAGAGTTTCTCAGAATTTGTCTCCAGAGCTGCGTAAGAAATACAAAATAGTTACTAGTTATTAAGATTCATGCCTTTAGTCAAAGGAAAATCAAAAGAAGCTGTTAGTAAAAATATTTCAGAGTTACGTCATTCTAGTCGGCCAGAAAAACAAGCGATTGCTATTGCTATGAGTGAAGCTGGTCTATCAAAGAAGGACAAGGCTGAGAGATCACTGCGTCATTAGTGTTATAATTCCATGTATGAACTATAAGGATAAAGAAGTTGGTGAATCAAAAAAACACGAATCTTCTGAATCAAAGAGATTTGAAAAGAAGGAAAATCAGGGTAAAGTAGTTGATGCAGCCGACAAAAATAAGGCAGAAAGAAAACTACGAGAGAAGGCTTAAAAATTATAAATTAGGTACTATAACCTTATGGCCGATGAAGCACCAGCAGTGGTTACTGAAACAACTCCAGTTATTGAAGATAAAGGTTCATCATTTGATCCTGTTGCTTTCCAAAGTAAAGTTCTTGAGGAAATTCAAAATCAGATTCCTGAAATTGAGGAGAGAGTGTCGGCACGCACTAAGCAACAAATTGTTGAAGCTATTGTAGGTGGAAAGAAAGAGGAGGGTCCTTGGGTTCCTAAGTCCTACGAAGAAGTTGTTGATAGAGCAGTTGAAAAGGTAAAAGAGGTTAATGCAGCTAGTGAGAAGGAGAAGTTGGAGGCTGCTGAAAAAGCAAAAGCTGATGAACAGAAACAAATAGAACTTAATAATCAATACTGGGACAAACAAATCTCTGATCTTGAGAATGATGGACTCCTTCCTCCATTACCTGACAATCTGGTTGAAAAGTTGGCGGGTGGAAAGGTTTTGTCTGAAGCCGACCAGAAAGATCCTTCGATAAAAGCAAGACAGGAACTGTACGCTAAGTCTAAGGAACTTAAGGATGCTGGAGATCAGGATTGGTGGAACTTCAAGTATGTGGCTCATAAATTTGGAATTGGTAAGGAGAAATCGTTTGATGCTCCTGTTTTAACCAGGTCTTCTTATTCAGGATCTGATAACAAGTCACCTTATACATTTGAAGAAATAAGAGGATCTGGGCGTGGAGCTGGTGGATTTGCAAGGATCATAAAAGGGGGTAATTGACCTTATTGACAAAACGTCTTACAATATAGTTAATTAATTTGGAAGTTATAACTCCGCTCAGGCGGAGTTTTTTAATGCCAAAAATTATTAAATAATTAAAAAACATGGCCTACGATGGTATTCAATTCGGTAATAGGGTAGACACCTTAACACAACGCAAACTTTATGCGAAGGTTGTCGATAACATCCTTAACTCCGCAACTCTCGGTTCTAAGTTAATGAGTGCTGGTGAAGAGTTCATGGGTAAAACCGCTGACTACACCGTCAAAGTTGTTGACTCACAACAGGGTCAGTTTGTAGCTGGTCTTGAATCATTAAATAGTGCGGCTTCTGATACAACTGTTACTCTTTCATTTGCTCACACCGCTTTCATGCAACCGATTATCTTTGCAATGACTGAAGCTTTTGCTAACGCTGGTTCCACTGGTGTTATCAACCTTCAAGCATTCAAGATGGACGAAGCTGCTGGTGAAGCTAAGAACAGAATTGGTAGAGCTATCTATGGTACTGGATCAGGAAATCAACCATTGGGTCTTGGAGCTCTAGTCGATGATGGAACCTCAGTTGCCACCATCGGTGGATTGTCTCGTGCTACCTACACTTCATTGGCTTCTACTGTTACTGCTTCTGGTGGTACAGTTTCTCTTTCTAAGCTAGCTACCTTGCACGACAGTGCTTCGGCTGCTGGTATTGAATCTGAGGAACCAACCTTGGGTGTTTCTACTAAAGCTATCTGGACCAATGTTGAGAGTCTTCTATTCCCTTCAGTTAGGGCCAACTACGAAGTTCTACTTCCAGTCCGAGGAGCTGGCAATCAAATGCTCTCTCGTGAAGCTCTAAGAGGTGTGGCAGGATTCACCGCTCTTTCTTACCGTGGTATTCCTATCATCAAAGATGATGCTTGTAGCACTGGTACATTCTTCTTCTTAAATGAGAATTACCTCAAGTGGCTCGGTAGGACTTTAGTTCCTAAGGAGTTCGAAGGTGTACTTGAGAAGGTAGACCTCGGTCAACCATCAACCACCGAAGGTGTTATGGCTGCTCCTTACGAGACTCATGGTTTCTTCCATCAGAAGGAAGCGATGGTCATTAACCAAGGAGCCATGGTTGGAAGAATCTGGGTCTTCGGTCAATTGGTGACCAACCAGCCTCGTAGACACGCTAAATTAACAGGTATTACTGGAATTTAGTCATTAGAAATTAATATAGAAAAAATAATATGGCAAATATCTCAGGAGCCCCCACAGTTGGTTCAATCGACCTTTATTCCTCAAGTGCGACTGTCCCCGCTGGTTTACAAGTTGGGCAATTAATAGAGGGACAAAATGGTAAGGCTTTCCGTCTAGTCAAGGCTGGTGCTTCAGCATTGGTCGTTGGAAACTTGATTCAGTCATCTGCTGTCGACACTAACTGGACTGAAGTTGCTGTCGCTGTTGCCGCTGCTAAAGGTGATACCGTAGTTGCTCTTACCAATGGTGGTACTGCTGTTACTGCCAACATGTTTGATGGTGGAAGTTTCTTAGTCGGTGTTAACAGTGCTTCGGGAACCAACTTGGCTCACGAGTACACGATCATTGGTCATACAACTGATGCTACGACTAGTGGAACGGTTTATTTCACTTTGGACAAACCTCTTCGTGTTGCTTTGACCGTTTCTACAACCAAAGTTACGATCAGGCGTAGTCCTTGGTCTGGAGTGATTCAGTGTCCCACAACCCTCACTGGTACTCCAGCAGGTGTTGCTATCTATGCTATTCCCGCTGCTGAATATGGCTGGCTGCAAGTTAGGGGTGTCTGTGCTGCTCTCCATGACAACTCTACTTTCGCTGTTGGATCCGCTCTTTCCAATTCGGCTGCAACCGCTGGTGCAGTTGGTGTCGTAGTTGCTGCTACCGCCAGATGTATCATCGGACATGCAATGCAAGCTCAAGCTAGTGGGCATGCAGGTGCTGTGCAATTGAACATAAACTAGAATTTTCGCTCCATCCTTACCTGTCCTAAGGATGGAGACGAGGATTTTATTATTAATTCGCCCTTGACCTTGCTAGACAGGGGAGGGAAAAATAAAAAGGAAAATATATGGCTGCTCCAACAGGCGGTACTTTAATTGAAAACAATGTTCCAGTTGTTCAACACAACGGATTAAATACTAATAAAGCGGTAAACTTCGGATCAACTCTAAACACCGAAGGGGCTGTTACTTTTGGTACTACATTGGTTGTTACTGGTGCTTTAACAGCTACTGGTGGTGTTGCTGGTCCAGTTTCTGCTACTACTCTAACAGCATCGGGATTAACCAAGACACCAAATCCAGTTTACCAACAAACAATCACTGATCTAGATGCACAAAGTGGTACAGCAGCGATTGCTGAATTATTGGGAGGGATCTACACTCACAATTCTAAGACTGGTGCTGGAACTCTTACTACTCCAACTGGTGCTGAGATATCTGCTGGTATTTCTGGGGTAGCTGTTGGTTCGACATTCAATACTTTGTATTACAATCGTGGAAACCAAACTGTCACCATCACGGCTGGTGCGAGTGGTGTTACTTTAGTTGGTGGAACTGCCGCAGTCACAACTGGTAAGCACATGCTTATGACATTTGTTTGCACGGCTGCAAACACATGGAGTGTATATCTCCAGACATTAATGTAACCTTGGTTATTAATTAGCCTGCGAAAAGTTGCGAGCAGGATGAAAGAACAATATGGCTAGAACAAGACACGGTTTACCTGGCATTTATAATGCTACTCCAATAACCTTAAGTGATGAGGAGGGGTCGGCTTTGGGAGTTGATGTCAATGGATATCCACTTGTTAATCTTGCTTACAAGCTTGCTGGTGAGGATCTGGTAAATGATGTTATCAAAGTCGAAGAAAGATTCTCTTACGGTACCGAAGCATCTGCTGATTCCTTACAAAAGACTGGTGCTGGGTTTTTACACGCAGTTATTTATGACTGTACTGTGGCGGGAACTTTGGTAATCAGAGATTCGACTACTGCTGGAGGTGGTACGATAATTAAGACTCTAACTCTTGTTGTTGGACAGAACTCGTTGCTGTTTGATGTCGCCTTTGCTACTGGACTTTATTTAGACTTTGGTACGGCTACGGCTACGGTTAATGTAAGTTATCGTTAAAATGGCAGTCTGGAATGGACTCGGAATCACAAGTGGACAGCCTTATGGTGGGTATTCCTACTTTCTTAGCGATGCTCAATATACCGAAGTCCCCAAATGGGCTCCCGTAGTTGCTAGTTTGTTTCCTAGAGTCAGAATGATAGTTGATTATTCTGCTGGTACGACATTTCCTAATAATTCAACTTTAAGTGATCGTATTTGGTATAAAGCTTTAAAAGTACAGAATCCATCAATATATATTCTTTATGGAGCAACAAACAATGTTTCATCAATAATAGATCATCCCGAATTATCATATTTCATTCCTAGTGCCTATCAAACCTATCGAACATTCCTATTGGCTCTTGCTGCACAGGCTCAAGCAGACGGGATTGATGCTTTTTGTGTTGGTAATGAGAACCTGATTTCCACGGCTCATGCTAATGTTGGGATGATTCCAACGTCAATAATCAGATCTAGTAATGTGGCTACAGCTACTTTCTCTTACGCACACGGATTAACCACCGATGATTATATTTTTGTTTCTGGTGGTACAGACGCTAGTTTCAGGGTCGCTGATAGTGAATCTGGAGAGACGATTCGGTGTACTGTAACTAGTCCAACCACTATAACTTACGATTCAATTGGATCTGACGGGGCATCAGCGGGTAGTTATAAGGTCAATTGGTCTGCTTATGAAGTAGTAAGAAAGACTAAAGCCTTGGCCGTTGATTGTCAGGCGGTCTTTACTCGAGGGCCAATTGTTTATTCGGAGTCACAAGGGCATGAAACTCCGTGGATAAATCTTGGTATTAGTGCTGCTGATATTGACTTATTTGGTATTAATGGATATGGATCTGGAACTGGTGATTCAGCAAGGAAAGTTTACTGGAAGTCGATGATTGATGCTCTCTGGACTGCTTTTGAAGATAAACTCATTGTAACAGAGCATAATGTCGTACAAGACTCTGGCAATGAGCAGGTTAGTCATTTCAATAAGAACAATATTGGTTTTGAAGAATTTGCTGATAGAGAAATTTTGGAAAGACTAAAGTACTTGCAGGAGTTGGGTGTTACTCAAGTCTATTTGTTTGGGGCCGCTGAGTATCCTTATTTCGCTAGTACTTATCCTAGCACTGATTACAATAATGCCTATATCGTTGCTGATTACAAAGCTGTAATAAATCGTGTTAGAGGGGAAAGAGTAAAAAAAGTATTATTTGGAGTTAACACGTTAACTTAATATGTCAACAGTAAACAGAACGGCAGTTTCGGTAGACGTTAGTAGAACTAGGTTCCCTGTTGGGTTGGATAGTGGAACTTGTTTTAGTTTTGATGGAACTGATGGGAAAATAGCTTATGTTAATCCTGGGACGTTTGACAGACTGGGAGCATTGACTATTTGCGGAAGATTCAAATCTACTAAAGCAGCGACAAACAGTTTTGGATCACAGGTGATGATTGGCACTCGTTGGTGTTATATCCATATTAGGCAGATTGCTGGGATTGATACTTTGCTTATCAGGTGTGACAATGCTGGTGCTGTTCAAGCTGGGGGTGCTGTTGTACAAAATAGGTGGTACAGTTTTATCGCTGAATACTTTTACTCATCGTCTAATACAACTATTTACATGAATATGATGATAGATGGGATTCCTACTTCTACAATTTCTTCTACTCTTCCTTACAATGAGAAGTTCTATTTTATTGGTTCAGATGGGTCTAATTACTTTCAGGGAGAACAAGACGATATACAAATCTTTACTCGCAAATTAACCGCTAGTGAAAAAATAGCTTACACTCGTGGTCAAAGTATTGATTTAAATGGTTGTGTTCTTAAGTATAACGCTAATGAGGGTTCTGGGGTTCGTGCTATGGATACTAGTGGTTCAAATAACCATGGTGTAATTATTGGTGGATGCACTTATACTACAGATAAGGTTTTCTCTGTTGGTTCTAGATTGATTGCTTCAAGTAGGCAATCTGTTACTAGATCTTAAGTGGTATACTACACTTATGGAGTTTAAAGAAAGGCAGGAGCTTGCTCTTAAAGAAATTCGTGAGGTTTTGGCCAAGTATGAAGTTGCTTTAGAAGCTTTTGTTGTTTTGCGTTCTGGGAGCGTATCTCCTGTAATTGACATTGTTGAAGCAAAGAAAGAATCAAAGTTAATTAAACCAGATGAGTCAGCCAAAACATCTCCTTCAGCTTAAGGAAGAGTTTTCACAGAATTCAAACAAAAAGGTCTTCATTTTTAATCCGACTACTGATGATTTTGTTGTTGAATGGTCTGGTGTTCCTTATTTGATTCCTTCTTTGGAAGTCAAAGAGTTTGATTTTCCTCTTGCTCAACATATCAAAAAACACTTACTGGAATTTGCTTTCAATAAATCTGGTGGAGAGATTAGTCGTGAAGAGTTGTTGAAACAAATAGAAACCAATGTTTAATTTCGATTCTTTTAATACATATCTTGGGAATTTGTCTATTTCAATTCAGTCTTTAAAAGAGTTTGTTTCTGAGCTTGAGGTTCGTACTAGTCTCTTAGATGCTAAAGAAAAGGACAT